TGCCACGCCGCCGAACTAATCATTCCCCCGGACCTGCGCAAAAAGCCGCGCAGGCCGGTGAATTCAGACGTTGTGCCCCTCGGGTGCCGTCTTGCCAGCGCCGACTTTCTGTTCTGCCAGTGCCTCCCGAAGGATGTTCTCGGCCTTGAACAGCGCACCTTTCGTGTCCGGCTCAGACAGCAGCATCCGGTAGCACCGCTCCACGTCGTGCGCCAGCTTCTCGCGCTTGCGCCGTTCATCGTGCCAGCGCTCGAAAAACTCCGAGTGTTCGCGCTCTAGCACTTCCAGCCGATCCGCCACTCCGTCAATCAGTCCACCGAGTTCTTTCGGGTCTGGCATCTTCAGGCGCTTGTCTCCGCGCCTCCATCGGTTGTACTTTCGCAGTTGTTCGTGTTGCTGCATTTCGTTCTCCGTTCAATCGCCGGGGCACAACCCGTCGCTCGTGTGGGACTGTCCGCCTACGGCGTCCAGCCCCACAGCTTTTGCGTTGGGCGTCTCGTCCGGGTCTCTGCAAATATGCTTCCCGTTCTCGTCGTAATAGAACGGCTCGTGGAAGTCTCCGTCGTCGCACTCCGGGCAGACGATTTCAAGACGAACTGCCTCCGGGTAGTCATGCTCTTGCCGGTCTGTGTGCTGCGTCCGCCTGCACTTCGGGCAGCGCAGCAAAAGCCGCCCAACCCTACGGTCAAGCGGACGCTTCGCGGCGTCGCTACGCTCCTTGCTCATCGCCTCTTACCTCCACGTTAGGCCCATGCTCAACATCCGGCACATGGGCGCTGCCTTCCTCCAGCTTGAAGCCGTCTCGCTGGCTATCGTTATGTCGGGGCCGGCGGCTGCTCTTAGGCACTTCACAGGGGTTTTCCAGCAGCCCACCCCTAGCCACACCCTCGCCGTACTGCGCCCCTTCTCTCACGGGTATTCGTGCCGTCTCTCCGGCTGTCACGGTGCCAATTTGCGCACTATTGCTTGCCCCCGTGCTGGCTAGGCTCATGCTGGGTACGTCACCGTTTAACCCGCTGCTCATTTGCCAGTTGCCTCCTGGCCTAACACGTCAATCGAGCGCGACCCTCCGCAAGCTGCGCTTGCTTCGGGCCGCTCACTTGCGTAGTTAATCACACAGCACCATCATCTGACGGTGCAGCCATCGCAGCACGCTCAATCTTCAGCGCCTTGAACACTTCCCGCGCTTCCTCGAACTGTTCGATTGTCCATTGCTCGATGGGGCCGAAGCCGGTTTCGGTTGCGATCATTTCAGGAGTCATGCTCAGATGCTTGGCGAATGCTTCCTTGAGTTTCGCCATCTGCTCGGCGCTCGGTTTGGTCGGATCGGTAGGCGCAATATCGGACAGGTCGGATTCCATCGGGTCGCCGCTGATGGTGCCACGGGCGGGTGCGGCAGGCTTGGAGCGCACCGGCTGGGGTGCCGCTTCGATAGTCACAGGCTGACGCTTTGCCGATGCGGCTTGCTTGACCTTCTCTGGCATGGGTACGGGATGCGCTTCCTGGGTGATGTCGCGCTCAGGCTGTTGCTGCGGCGCAAAATCCTGGACTTCCTCAGGAGTGTACACCCCGACGCTGACGCCGGGATACACGGTGCGGATACCCTCGCTGATGCACCGGGCGCGCAGCATCTGGCGAGGATACTGACGCCAGGTCGGGTTCTTGGTCAGGCCGGCTTTGTTAGCCATCTCGATAGACCACTCGACGCTGATGCTGCCGCCTGCCGGATGCGAGAACACGCCGACCACCTTGGTATCGGTGTAGTCCTTCCACTCGACCTTGCCGCCTGCGGCTTGGAAGCGAGCAAGCATGGCATCAGCCTTGAGCGCCGGCCTGCCTTGAATGACATGGTATTCCATCGCGGCACGGGCAGGATGTAAGCCCTCGGACTGCGCCACCAGCATCAAAGCGATTGCCTGCTCCGGCGTCTTCATGCCGAACAGTTGCGACTTGCTTACAGCGATTGCCATGCGTTCGATGTCGTTGAACGGGACGATTGCGTTAGACATTTTCACTCCTTAAACAGATTGCGGTTTTTGGCAAGAAGCGCAACAGATGCAACCTTCTTTCCAATGTCGTACTGAAGACATTCCCTATAAAGCTTCTCTTTCGATTTAGCACTAAGGCTTTCCATCATGTAATCATCCATTAGTTCTTGAAGCGGTCTATTGCTCGGTCTATTACCGTATTGAGAAACAAACCAAGCATCAAATGTTTTGGGTGATTTAGCCATCACTCACCACCTTTCATTACCCAAGCCGGGAGAGAAATCATTTGGCACTCGTCGCTATACGCCGGATACATCTCGGCCTCGCGGCAGTTAGCCCAGTATTCGAGTAAGCCACGGCGCTGTTTTTCGCAAATCTCCAGCGACAGCGGATCAAGTTCATACACCGCCACGGCAAATGGGGCTTTCTTTTCCACGGCGACGAACAGGAACGCATCAGCACCTGAGCCTGCCAGGTAATGCGCCGCCTGGATGCCGTAGCCGTAGGTCTGGATGCTGCGGCTGAAGCCTTCCGGTGATGCATCCTCGGTAGTCTTGAGATCCACGATAACGCTGCCGGCACCGCGCATCAGCCAGATGTCAGGCCGGCACTTGCAAGCCAGCCCGGTTTCATCGTCGTCCCAGAACATGCTGACTTCGGTTTGACAGTCGCCGCGCACCAGCTTAGACGCTGCCGGATGATCGCCGATAGCGGAAGCCATTGCGGTAATCGTGGCGTAATCGCTGGCGCTGATGATGGTCTTGCCTTCCGAGACAAGCCGCTCATACGTCGCCTTGCCATCTTTGGTACGCTTGTCGCCTTCAAACACGGCATACTCGTTGTCGAACCGCTCTGACTCCAGCACACAGGTATGGAATGCGGTGCCAAACAGCATGGCTGGCGTGGGTTCCTGCTGCTGTTGCAGGTATGCCATCGCGTGAGCCGGTGAGCGTTGAATCTGCTTGAGCAGCGATGCGCTGACGGCATCCGTGGCGTGGTATTGCGCGGCTGGCATGGCAATGTCGATGATGACAGATGGGCCGGTCATTTCACCACCTCCGGCTCGACAGCCACATCAAAATCCATGCGGTTCTTCAACTGTACCGAAGCGATAAAGCAATTCGCCATCAGCTTGCCTCGCATCTCAGGAGTCATAGACGGCGATTGCAATGCCGCCTCGCACTGATCCAACACGCTGATTGCTTCAATGATGTACTTGGCTTCCACCTTGAACCTCTTTCAATTCGAGAACCGGGTATGCCGTGATCTCTTTACCTTGTTTACAGCATTCCTCATGGGTGCCGGCCACATGGCCTACTACGGTGAATTGCGCCACGCCTTCGATGGCAGGCGCTTGACGATACACTGTTGCCTTGAAATACTTCGGCGGTTTCATTTACACTGCCGCCTCTTTACCACCACACGCTGACTCAACCTTAACGCCACCCGCCACCAGTTCCGCAGCTTCCATCGCGGAGGCCGGGGCGATCTGGTACGCATTGACGAGATGACGAGCCACTTGCGCCTGGTTGTGACCGCTGACAAGCCGCGTGGTGCCGTTGAAGGTAACGCGGTACAGTCGCGGGTTCTTGCTCATGTTTGCCATTTAAGAAACTCCTAATGTTTGTTGATTGAGATTACATGCTACAGGACGTATCATACGCGGCTCTTTCAGCGTGTCAATAGCTTTCTGAAAAAAAATTTACACTTTCGCAAAAATTGTGTATAGTGAAGGCTCGGACAACTCACTAAGGGCATTGCAATGAACGTCGATCAACTCATGAAGCACTACAAAACAGATGCCGAAGCCGCTTACCGGCTCGGCTATCATGTAAATACCGTGAAGATATGGATCAGGGAGAACCGCATCCCGCCAAAGGCGCAGAAGCTAATCGAGTATTTCACCGCAGGCAAGCTCAAGGCAGATAAGCCGCAGCGCAAGACGGTCAGCAATGCCGTATAAAAATAACCAACGTCACCACCGCGCAAAACTCACCGACGAGCAGGTAGCAAAAATCCGGCGCATGTACCGGCGTGGCGTGGTCGGCTACAAAATGCTGGCTGATGAGTTCAAGTGCGGAGAATCGACAATCCGCGACATCGTTACCTATAGGACGAGGCCATAGATAGTGGATAACACATCCAGCAACGACAAGCAGGAACTGCAAGACCTCAAGCGCAGCATCGACCTGCCGGCGCTGCTCACTGGATACGGCGTCGATCTCAAGAAACAGGGAGCCTCATACGTCGCGTTATGCATCTGGCACGATGAGAAGCGCCCGTCAATGGGCGTATTCCAAGGTGACGATGGCATCTGGCGCTGCAACTGCCACTCATGCGGACGGCGTGGAACGGCGATTGACGTTGTGATGGAAATGGATGGGGTGGATACGCCGGAAGCGATACAGCGGCTTAAGCGAAACCATTTCATACGCGACGAGAAACGCATCAAGGCCGAAGCGCCCATCGTCGCCGCGAAGTGGAAGCATCAGAGGCCTCCGGAGGCACTGACGGATTTCGTCGTGCCTTCGCTTACCTACGTCGCGCACTGGGAATACCGGGACATAGACGGCGCACTGCTCGGATACGTCGCCAGATACACCGATGCCAATGGCAAAAAGGAATATAGACCCTGGACATACGGCACAATGGCTCAGGCTATCAAGCCAGCCTGGAAATGCAAAGCGTTCAGCAATCCAAGACCGCTATACGGACTGCATAAACTGACCAACGACAAACGCATCGTGCTATGCGAAGGCGAAAAATCCACAGACGCCGCGCAAAAGCTATTGCCCGGTATGCTCGCCATAGGATGGCCTGGTGGCGCTAACGCTATCGCGCACATTGATTGGCACCCGCTCGCCGGAAAAAACGTCCTACTGGTTCCTGATGCTGACCCGGCAGGCGAAAAGGCAATGTATGATGCGGCTCGCTATCTGCTGGCGATTGGATGCGTGGTAAGACTGCTTGATACGTCCGACAAGATATACGTCAAAACTGGATGGGATCTCGCAGACGCTTTAGAAGAAGGATGGACAACCGACGACATCAAGACGTTTTGCGAAGATCGGATAACGACTCTGACATCACGCGAGATAGAAGCGCGACAAGAGCGTGAATCGGAGGAAAAAAAAACTATGCCGTCAGAGCAAACCGTGGAAATAGCCGACGCTTCTGAAATGCCCGATGATATGCCACCATCGGCCACCCTGATAGAAGGCGAATCGGTGCGCGTGGATGAAATCCACGATACGCAACCGGCAAACGTCATACCTATCAAGCCCCACACTCAGATCAAGGAAACCACCGAATTTAACCCACTCGATCCGGCGCAGTTCTTCAGTCATTCAAACCTGGCAAGCCTATGGGTCGAGAAAAACCCCGACTGGATTCACTGCACCACATGGGGAAAGTGGTTGCAATGGGATGGATCACGATGGAAGATTGACGAGCGAAAGTCTATCAATTGGGCGGTTACTCAGGAAATGAAAGCCGCTGGGACGTGGGTGCAGAGTATGTCTCTCAGCGTCAAAGACCGTCGCGCACTGGCGAACATCGCCAACATAACATCGGTAATGACTGCCGCATCCTGCATCCCTTCCGTGGTCAGGATCGGTGAGGATTTTGACACCAATATGATGCTGCTCGGTACGCCACAAGGAACGATTGATCTTACCACCGGAGAACTACGCGAGCCACGGCGCGAGGACATGATCACCAAGCAGACCCTGGTGGCACCAAAACGCGGCCCACATCCGACATGGGATAAGGTGATTCAACGAGCCACTAAAGGCGATCCGGAAACGAAGGCATATTTTCAAAGATGGTGGGGCTATATGCTCACCGGAAGCTGCCGCGAAGAAGCAATGCTCATGTGCGTAGGTGCCGGCGCATCAGGCAAGACCAAGTACCTTTTGGTTGCCGACATCCTGGGCGAATACATTGTCGATATGGACATTGGCCTGCTGATGGAATCCAAGACAGAGAGGCACTCGTCAGAGTTAGCCAGCTTGGAAGGCGCACGAATCATACGCACCACGGAACCAGAGGAAGGCTCTCGATTCAACGAATCCATACTCAAGCGGCTTACCGGGAGGGAAAAAATCTCGGCCCGTCGCCTATACAGTGAGTGTCATACATTCACGATGCAGGGCAAAATCATCATGGGGTCAAATTTCCGCCCGAGCCTGAAATCCACCGGAGAGGAAATCCGCCGCCGGATTCATTTCGTTGATTTCCCAGGATCTATACCGGAAGCCGAACGCGACTATGACCTTGACAAGAAACTACAGGAAGAATATCCGGCGATCCTGCAATGGATGGTTGACGGTTGTCTTGAATGGCAGCGGATCGGCCTATGCAAGCCAGAGGCAGTTAAAAAAGCAACCGGAGCGTATCTCGATAGTGAGGATACGCTGAAGCACTGGATCGATGAGAAATGCGTTACCGGCACGGCTTACAAGATACTGGCAAGCGAAGCCTATAAATCGTATGCTGAATTCGTTGATGCAGCAGGCGAAGGCGTAGTAAGTCAGAAGCGATTCTCACAACGAATGGAATCACGCGGATTTGGTAAAGCCAGAACAAATGCAGGAAGATGGATAACCGGGATTGACCTTTCGGCATCGTGGCCGGGACATAATGAAAATTCAGAAGATGGATTCGGGAGCTTCTGAAATATGCGTATCCTGACCTGGAAACGCACCGGCCCGATAACCCTGCGCTCAGAACCATACCTTATCCTTCGACTGATAGCCGAACCGCGTTATCTGGCCCTATACGGCCCTCAGACGGCCCGAATCACTATCGGGCGATACGATATCGCAACTGATGCACAGAAAGCCTGCCAGAGCCATGCGGATGCAATGCAGGGCGATACGGAAACCAGCGGCAGAATCGAACAGGCAAAAAAATCCCGGTAGACTTTCCACGAGCTTACCGGGATAAATCGCGCCGAGCTTCCCAGGACAGCGCGATCAGGGGAGAGCAAAACTATA